GTTGGTTTAATTTTATTTACAAATCCTGCCTGCCAAATCCGACCCATCATGTCACCATCTTCACCACCCCATCCTACATATTTTTCATCAAAACCATTAAGATCTGTTAAGATTTTGGTATAACAAATATAAACACCACCTAAACCACCTGAGTGACCATTAAGAGGTCCTTTTGATCTATCTCCCGAATAAGCATAAGACCAATCGGCCTTATCCTTATTGAATACTCCGTCAATCAAATAATCTGAAACATTATCAAATAGTTTAGCCAAGTCAAATGTAATTACATTATTTTCCTCTAATGATTTATATAGATTTAAAAAATTCTGATAATCATCTTCATGGAAAAATGCATCACAATCTATCATCATAAAAAAATCATAATCTGAATTTTGTTTTAAGATTATGTTTGTTTTTTCTGCCTTTTTATATTCACCTAAAGGGTATGGAATGTGAATTGCATCTTCTATAATTTTTTTAGGAGAAAAATCAAAAAGAAAACAATCCGCGGTAATTCCTTCAGACTTTAAAAAAGATGTAAACTTTTTTAGTTGATCCCAACTATAAATTACATTTCTAATTCGAGTTGAGTCAGGCTGACCGTCGTCCCAAAATTTCATATTTAACGAGATACTGTACATAATTTTTATAAAACAATATTTTTTATTTTTTTAGATAACTCAAGTTTAAATTTATCGTACCATTGAATGACTTCGTGATACATTTTTTCATAACTTTCATTATTCATATCTGATAATTTGCTTAACTGATCCCAATCATCAACCTTAGGTAATGGGGAATCTCCCCAAACTTTTGTAAAATATTTTAAGTTATCGTATGTTTTTAAAACAGGAATAGATCCTGATTCTAATACTTCCATAATCCTAAATGAGTCAGGATGAACCCATCCCATAGGACAAGGAACAAATTTAGTATCTTTATAAACTTCTTTACATTCTGATTGAGACAATGAGGTTGGGCAGTTCCATTGATTTGTTGTGTGGATAAATGAATCACCCAAATTGTTTAATAAATTAATTAAATCATTTCTATCAGACTTAGGTTGACCTATAAAACAAAAATTATATTTTTTATCACTTAATGTTTTATAAGTTTGGTTTTCATTATAAAAGCCTGTTTTAAATCCTAAAGGAATAAAAAAACAATTTTCTAAGTCTATGTCTGACCAATAATAATTTCTTATTACATGATTAGCCAATTTATAATATTCAAAATTGTGAGACAACCCTTCATTTGAAAGGTGTAACAAATAAAATTTAAAGTTATTATCTTTGAATTTATTTAAGTAATTTAAAAACTCATCTGAGACTCCCCCTGAGTTATTTGAATAAATGATTACTGAATTATCAATAACGGTATTTAATGACCCGTTATCAAATATTTTTTCATGTTGTACCTCATTAAATAACACATTTAAGATATATTCTTGTTCAAAAGATGTTTGATCTCCGTCCTGTGTTTGCCAAATTAAATTTAATTTACTCATAAAGTTTTGATTTCTTGTTTTATTTTTTCCCACAAATTGTAGTTTGGATTTATAAAAAACTCTTGTTTAAGTTGTAAAACATTATTTATATATTTTTGATAATAATATTCACTGTTGTTAACAACATCATTAACAACCTCAACCATCTCATCCATAGTTTTACCATTTAATGAAATAAAACAATTTTCAGGTATATATTCACTTATGTTGGTACATCCAATATAAATTGGAATACCTTCAGTTAAAACTACATCCCAAAATTTTTCACTAACATAATTTTTTTGAATTGAATTTTCACATGCAACTGAAAATTTATATTCATCTAACCCTAAGTGTTTGTTGAATATTTCTCCTTTAATATTTTTTCCGTTCTCTTGCCACCAAGTTCCATAGACATCTATATTTTCGTTTTCAGAAAGTTTATTACCAAATCTGGTTCTTTCGGTGTAATTAATTATAGAAGTTTCAGGATTAGCAACTTGATGACTATGGACGGACGCATTATTTGTTACAATTATTGAAACTGATTTATTTTTATCAAAGGTTTTATTTTGTATTTTTTTAGTCCAATCATATTCAGGTCTATGGTCTTTTTCACCTCTACCCGCATAAAGCATCGGAAGAAATGTTTCCACATATTCTTCTCTGTTTGGGTAATCTCTTTTGTCTGAAATAAAAATTTTAGAACAGTAATCATGTATCCCGTCTTTAGGTTGATTAGGAGACCACAGTGGTTCTTGAGAAAAATAAAAAGTTCTTTCTTTTGGTGTTTCAATTTTATCCCATTCAGTTCTTCCTAAAACAATTGTAAAATCAGGATTAGAGTCTACAACTTCATAAGTTTCTAAATCTTTTTCAGGTATAAACTGATTTAATATTCTACTATTAATATCTGTGGAAGAAGACCACCAACATTCAAATTTTATTCTAATCATGAAACAAACCAATTTTTTTGATCAGAATTTTTTGGTGAAAGATACTGATAAACATTATTATTATTTTCTCTATATAAACAAACCCAAAGACCTACATTTCCACTATTAAGAATTATAACATTACTCTCAGACATTATTAACATAATAGCAAGAAAAGTTTGAGCATTTTTAATTTTTTGACCTGAAGGAATATTATATTGTGATGAGGTGTGAGGGTTTTTGTTGATTTTAAAAATCTCATCAATAATAATTAAATTATTGTATTTTTCTTTAAAATGTTCATAAAACTCAATTTCATCAGATTGAATTAATATTTTGTGATTAGGATACATCGATATAACCTCAGACAACTTATTTTCCATTTCATCGTAAGTTGGGAGATTTGTTTCTCTTTCTTTATCATTACCTCGGTAACATAAAGAAATAGTATTTGATATGTCTAAATTGTATTTAGAAATTAATTTATTTTTTATCGTTATTACTTCTAAACTTGGGTGAAAATACTTTTTAACAAACGGAGAAACAAAACTGTAGTTAATCAATGAATAATCACTGAACTGATCTTCATCTGAACTCTCCGTGAAGTTTTTTATTTCTAAATCAAACTCTGTGTTTTGAAACTCAAAAAACCTGTTATATATATTCCCTTCCTCATCTTTATACCAATTCCATTGTGATTCTGTGTCTAAATAACAAAATTTTTTATTTGATGAATAATACCCTATTGCGGTTCTCAAGTTAATATTGCAGACACTAAAAAAACCCGCATCGTGGTTCATTTTTATAATTTCCATTTTTTAATTTTTTTCGTAGATCCAACAGGCACCAATTTGATTTATATTTCCCTTTTCAAAAAACTCATTAACCGCAGGATACACACCACAGTGATAGTGATAGTCGTGACCCGCTATTACACCACCCTTTTTAACTTTTGGGAACCAACTTGTTAAATCTTTCTTAACACTATCGTAGTCATGACCAGCATCAATAAAAACAAAATCCAAACTTTCGTCTTCATAATACTGAGCACCATCCCAAGATAAACTTCTAACAATATTTATTTTATCTTTTACTGGTTCAATATTAGAGTTGAAGATTTCAAAAAGATTTTCAAATTGGTCCTGTTTAATTTCTGAAGATGTTTCAACATAACCCCAAGTATCAACACAATCAAATTTTATATCTTTTTGAGAATTTATAATTTCTACTGCCATGTAACAAGCACTCATTCCTTTCCAAACACCAACCTCAACAAAATGTGATCCTGACGGAAATTTATCGACCATGGATTTGTAAAAGTTTTCATATCCAAACCAGTCTTCACTATTTATTGTTTTATAAAAATGTTCCATAAAATTATAATCTACCTGTTAATCTGTCACACCACCCTTTTGATTTGGAGTAAGGCCAAACAACCCAATAAGTTGGTTTTTGTGTGGTGTTAAAGTCTCTCCATATTTTACAATATCCATCAGGGTCACTGAAAAATCCGTTAATCTCGTTGATGTCAGCATCTCTTCTATATAAAGTTTCATCTTTGTCGTTATGGAATGCAACAACCCAATATTCATAATCTTTTTCAGGTACACTACTATAACCAACATCAATACAATGTTTGAATATTGTTGAAAAAGAATTTTTCCATTCTTCTTCAGTTTCAAAATTATTTGTGTTTGGAGGATATTTTTTATCAATTGTTTCTTGTTGGATACCTCTTGTTTCAAAAAGAAGACCAGCATATTTTTCATAATCTCTAACTGTTCTTTCTGTGCCAAACCATTCAGAATAATCACCATCAAATTTTTCACCATCAACACCTAATAACTGTCTGTTTTTAATATGACATGCGGTATTTCTCAAATGCCAATCTTTGTCATCATCCCATTGTTTTGTTCTACCTTTACGAGTATACTCGTGCCAAATAAGAACTTTATGAGGGTGGAATAAATCATATCCGTAAGTATAGGCACGAACTGAAATAGAAATCTCTTCACCATGGAAATAAAATTCAGGATCGTGTTGAACTTCGGTTGAGAATTCACCTAATGTGAAACAATAGTGTGCAGAATAAAATCTTGCGGGAATTGGCTCTTTCATTTGTTGCCAACCTGGAATTGTTTCAGGTAAAAAGAAAACAACACCTTCAGGTGTGAATCGGTCCAAAACCATTCTCCATGGTTCAGTGACACGACCTGCAGGATCATTATCAGGATCAAATGAGGAAACATATCCTGTCAACAAAGGTTTTTTATGTCCTTTCTTTTGGAGTTGTTTGATCATTTTGATCATTTCGTCATCCCAATTTTTTTCAAAACGCATATGGGAATCAATTTGAAGAGTATATTCTTCACCACCATATAATTGTTGAACTTGGTGTCTTGCCCAACAAACACCCTTAGATTCTGTATAAGGAATATCTAAAACACGAAATCGTTTATCTTTTTTGTATTTAGATAAATCATCAAAACCATCTTCAGGATGAAATTGTCTTGCCACACCAATTACAATATTTTTTGGTCTTTTGGCGTTTTCCAACATGTTCTCGATTGTTGGGATAAGCTGAGGGTCGCGATAAGCAGCGATTTGTACAAATATTTTCATGAAAAAAAAATATCAAAATAAAATAAGTTGTAAACTATTAAGGACCTTCGTACAAATAAATTGATGCGTCTTGGAATAAGAAAATGTGGAAGTCTTCAAATTCTTTACCGTAAATTTCTTGACAAGATAATGGTTGTATCATTTCACATCCATTTGCATCAAAAATTTGTAATACAATAGGATTTGCCTGATCAAGTGGTGGTGGAACAACAAAAGTTACAGTACCTCCCGTGAATGTTTGAACAAAGTAGCAATAGGTAATGGTTTGGTCACAAACATATATATCATATGGGGGTGTTCCTGATATTGAAGTAATTTGAATTATATTTGACATATATCATAAATACCAAATTAAAAAATTTCTAAAATCTATAAATTAATTAAAGACCAAATCTTGATTTATTGGCATTCCACAAAGAACTAATTTGTAGTGAATCTAAAGACTTATCATATATACCAACAATTGATAAAAATCCACCCCAATATTCATTTAAGTCCCATCTTCTCATTAATACTATTCCCGAATTGCCAGAAGTTGGTGTACTAACAATATTAACACTAAAAATTAATGAGTTATCAACATATAAATTAAGATTTGATCCATCATAAGTACCAACAATAAAATGCCAACCAGGTGTTAATATATAACCTACCGGTGTAAGATTCCAAGATCCATTAAAAAACCCTGTTTGTAAATTAGGACTTGTATCACTTCCGTTTCCTAACATATAATTGATGGCGGTCGGAAATACTTCTGAAACAATACATGGTGACCCACCAATATTTGTTCCATTATAATTCTGCCAAACGCTAATTGACCAAGTATTTAAAGATGGTAAACTTGTATTACATTGTGCATATTGCGATGAAGAAGTTTGGAAATCTAAAAACCCACCAAACCCACCACCATAGTTAGGTCCATTAATTAAATTAAATACTTTTCCACCTACAGTATCGGTCCAAACACTTCCTGTTCCAGGATAACTTGTCGGATCACCCGCATCTAAATATAAAACAGGTGATATGTATGAGTTCCAATATCCATTTGATGTTAGTGCCGCAGACGCGTCTTTGGCGTTAGTATATGTTGTATTTAGTAATTTATTTGTAATACTAATAAATTCACTATCATTAAAACCATTTGTTCTAAAAAATCCAACTGAAGCTGTTTGTCCAAAAACAGGTGTTGGTTGACTATTATCGGGGACTGGTTGTGCTATTACATAACCTAAACTTTCATCAGGACCATTCCACCATTGAAGTCCAGTTGAATCAAAACCATAAGTTGGATAACCAACCGCTAAATTACCAACTTGTATTGTTCCATCAATTGTTGGTCCCGAATTAAACGCAAAAGGTCTTGCTATTGGTATTGACATTGTTGCCGATGTAGATTGGATTGCTGATCGTACTTCTTGGTTGTGTAATGGTCTGCTGAAAGCTGGCGCTGTATCTCGTGACGGTCTTGGTATCGTTAAAGTTCAGTACAAAGATAACGTATAAGGAATTAAATTATGTCTTTTAATCGATCAGGTTTATGCCGCATTGGCGGTTCAGGCGATGGCGGAAGCACTTGGCAGTACACTTCTGCTGATGCTATGAGTGTTGTAGCTGGCCAAGGGTACTTTTTTGCTGCAATAAATGAGTTTAAGATTGGCGATTTAGTAATTTGTAAAAATACTGCAAACGCAGCAGCTCCGGTTGTTACTTTGTCGTACATCAAAACTTTAGCTGTAAACATTACGGCGGCTGGTGGAACTACAGTTGCAGCATAAGTAGTAAAACTGAATGGGGCTGCTTTGGTGGCCCCTTTCTTTACATCTAATACAAAGGTTTCTTATGGCAACTAAGCTATCGTTAATTAATAATGCACTTATTCTTATTGGCGATTTGCCTCTGACATCCCTGACTAGCGGTACTCGCGCTCAGATTGTAGCCACTAGCCTGTATGACAATATTGTTCAAAATGAATTATCTAAATTCCGTTGGGGATTTGCTCGAAGACAAATTCAATTAAGTAGAGCGCTTATTTATAACACTACTGACCCTATAGTCCCGTTGTTTGATTGGGATGCAGCATATCGACTTCCAGTTGAAATGAGTTCTTTGATTACATTAAATCCTAGAATGCGTTATCAAGTTTATTCTGAAGAAGATTCATCTCCAGAATCCCCCAAGACTCAAGTTGTTTATGTTAACTATCAAGGCGATTTATATGCGGACATGATTTTTAATGTTCCCGAAGATGAATGGCCTGTGTATTTTTCTAAAATGATTGAGTACGCATTAGCAATGGATTTTGCACCATCTATCCGCGACAGTGCATCATCAATGCAGTTAATGTCTAACCAGTATCTTAATGCTAGTCGTATGGCTCGTTTCACTGATTCACAGCAACACCCGCAAACACCTATTCAGGATCGTCCATTTATTAATGTGAGGTACTAATGCCTAAGTCACAATTCATGCAAACCAGCTTTGCCAGTGGTGAGTTGTCACCATTACTTCTAGGCCGTACAGATCTTGATCAATACTACAAGGGCGCACAGACTGCTGAGAATGTAGTAATCGTACCCCAAGGTGGCGTTAAACGTAGACCTGGAACACGTTTTATTGATACCGCTGTTAAGCCTTTGGTAAGACAGACGGCAATCAACCCTACTGTACCTGCTCAAGCTGGCGGAACTCCCGCTAATCTTAATGATGGCAATGACAATACCTACAGCGAAACACTTTCTAACTTCTCTCCTACTGGAGAATGGACTGTTGCTAGTTATGATTTAGGATTAACTCCTCCTAGCTTTGAGTTTGTTGATGTAAGAGCTGTTAGAGCGTATTTAACTAGTGCTGCTAACGGTTATGATCGCGCAGGAAATATGTTTATAGACTATTCTAGCAATGGTAGCGATTGGACTAGAGTAGGCAGTTTTCGTATTGACACAACAAGCGAGCGCAGTCATCGAGTAAACATTGACGGGATTACAAAAAGATTTTGGAGATTATCTACTGACTTTAAAGTTGGCGGGGCATACCCTATTCGCATTGGCGAATTTAATTTAAAAAGCGAAACTGGAACTGTTGCTGCTGATAAGGTAAAAACTTTCTCTTGGGAATATGCTCAAGATCAAAAATACTTGGCTGTATTAACTGAAGGAAATATGAGGTTTTACAGAGTACCTCACGCTGGAAGCACCTCTACCGTTGCTGTTGCTGACGTTATTTTGCCTTATACAGGCTTGAATATAAAAGATGTAAAGATTACGCAAACAGAAGGCGTAATGCTTTTGTTTCATGGCAATTATGCTCCACAAAGAATTATTTTTGATGGCAATGATAATGCTGATGCTTTTACTTCTGGTGAAATTCCATTTGCTAACATTCCATTTTATGATTATAACGATGAATATAGCCCTCTACCTGTTACTGC